GTGGGTACTTCTCCAGGTGCGTATCCATGAGCCACACACCATACTGATCGACCCTGTTCCACTTGTTTTCAATTGCCCCGTAGTTCAGGCTATAGGCCATCGGATCACTGGTGAACAGTCGGACTACCCTCTTAGCCCACATGGAGTTCGGACGTTGCAAATGCCACAAGTTACCATGATAGAACAGCCGCGCTCCGTACTTCTTTACGATATCTGTCAGTACATCCCACATGTTGCCCCGCTGGTCATTCTCAATATCCCAATACATCTCCTGGGAGAAGAACGTCTGGTCCAAAGGGCTATCTGCTGCCGTAGCATCAAAATTATCCTCATAAATATTCATCGACTCCCTCATGCTCTCTGCTGAGGCGGCCCCGTTACGAATGATCGTGCTTATAACGGACAGGTCATCCTCAAGGTAGTAGTACGGATCACCGCTGCCATCCTCAAACTTTATGTTCTCCAATAGCCGTAGCTGGTCGGTGGCTGTGAATGTAACTACTTGTGTGTTTCCTCCATACATACGGAAATACTGGTTTGGCACCAAAAATCCATTCCACTCCGAATAGCTGCTGAATATAACAACCTTAACGGCCTGGTTGGCCTCGACAAACAGTGCATCCACTGCGGATTCATAGACCAGTTGTATGTCTGCTGCGCTGGTTACAATAGGGTCATACTTATCATTCGCATTATAATGGATCGTTACGGGTATAGGCCCACACGCAAATTCAGTGATTGACCCGCTGAACCCGTCATACTGAAAGTTTATGGTCCATGCAGCGTCACCATCATCCCTGAACTTTGCCTGATATTTTGTTGCAAAAGCCACCTATCCGAATGATTTATAAACCCTGTTTCTTTCTATCGCGCCTACCAGGTCGCGTCCCTCTAAAACAAATCTAACATTATGGTTCGCCCCTCCCGTCTCTACGGCTGTCCCCTGCTGCTCCGGTCCCTTCATCAGACCTTTGGTAATACCACTGAGAACCTGAAGCTGTCCCCCCTGGGCGATCATTGCCAGTCCGAGGTACAGCAGCTTCTTATCACCTTTCGATCCCTGGATAACGGAGAACCCGGATGAAACCAGTAGCCACCCGATATTCGACATGATCTCCATCGCCAGACCTGCGATATCTGTTTTCGCCCCCCGCATAGCATTACCGATGGCCTCCCCCAGAGACTCGAACGAACTGGCAAGAATATGTCCTACGGAAAACGCCAGGTTCTCGCTGATCGACTGCATCTCCATAGCCCCTTTGCGGTAAATGTCCACCAGCCTATCCACGCCCGGTTCAAATATCTGTTCCTCCTCATTGATCAGGTTTGACCATAGGTTTAGCGGTGAATCATCCTTTTTCTGCTCAAACCCAAACGCCTCCATACGTCGCTCATGCTGCATATCAAAAGCCTGGTCCAGTTTCTTACCCGCTGCTTCCGCGCCTTTCTCAACATCATATAAAGCATCCCGCATCCGGTGAAGCTCGGCTATCTGTGTCTTTATGAGAAGTACCCTATCCTGATCCGCTGGATTGATAGTTGTAAGCAAGTTGACGTACTGAGCTAAAAGCATATTAATAGCCTTCTCCTTTGCCTCCCGCTCAGTGAGCTGGCTATTAAATTCCATCAGCTTGTTGGTGAGAAATTTAACCTCCTCTGCATCCCCGGTAACTGCGTTCATGGTCGCGTTATCCCATGCCGCTTTTCGTATTTGATCCTGCGTTTGTAAAATTTCCTGCAATGCCCCTAACCATTTGGTGAGTGCTGGCAGTATGTTCACGGTTATAAGGTTAACCATCTGCCCGAAGGCCACTTTTGTATTGTCGATCTGCGCTGTTAGCTGCTGCTGCCGCTCGGCCATCGTCAAAATATTATCGCTGGCCCCGCCCATGTCCCGCTGAATGATGTTGCCAACAGCAACAGCCATATCTCCGGTCTTTGCAAACTCCTCCTGCACCTCTGCCGCTGATAGTCCCAGATTATCCAGTATGAGTATTGATTTTCGGGCTATACCATTAGTAATACTTTCCACAAGGTAATCCACGCTCTCCCCGGTATCCTTTGCCCTTTCCTGTGCAAACTTAAAGAACATACCAAGCTGCTCCAAGGGAATGCGGAAGTTGTCTGCCTTGACTGCTGCTTTCATCAGGTTAAGATCACTGACCGTCCCCTTTGTAGCCTCTCTTAGATTGTCCAGCAATCCAGGCCTATTCAGATCATCAAAGGCAGCCTTTATACCTTCAAACTGGCCAGCCATCTTTGACGCTTCAGCCGTAAACCTGGCTATTTGTGTTATGGCGAATGCCCCAGCAATCAGTCCTCCGATTTTTTTTATGGCCTTACCAAAAGAATCTACCTGCTTCTGACCCTTATCCAGCCCCTTCTCCAGTTCATTGGTATCGGCACCGATCTTAACCTGTATGCGCTTTACATCAGCCATGTAGCAGTTTTAAAGTGTTCTCATGCCTCCGCTTCATATATTCCCGGTCCTCCTCCGTGGGTACAGCCGGCGGGGGTGCCGTGCCGAAAGGAAATATCTCCTCCCCGGTAACCTTGCCACCAAACGCTGAGTATACCGCTGCGATCACCTCCCGCTGCGTTACCCACTGATTCTTGATGAACCCCAGTGACCGGCGGACGAAGTTACCCATCGTCATTGAGTAGTATTCATCCACCGACAGTCCTAATGTTCCTATGGCAAAATCCTTCATTTCTCCTGCGCTGGTTTTTTTTTATCGTCCGACAGCAGGTTAAGGATTGTCTCCCCCCCGATCTTGGACTTGACCAGACAGTCCACAATACGCTGTAGCTGCTTCTGCGGCATCAGCTCATATGACCGGCGTACTGTGCCAATCGACATGCGCCGCCAGGGTTTGCGATCCTTGAACGCCCCATACTCAATAGCGTAGTACATCGCCTGACAGATCAGATCCTCATTGCCGATTGTCCCCAAGTCCTCATAGGGCAAATCTTTTGCCTCGGCAATGCTCTGCCATACGTACATACCGAACCACAGCTTGACCTTACGCCGTAGTAAGCGATTGACGGGCAGTCGCTCGACAATTACCCCGTCAATCATTACGAAGCGGATATGGTGGCCTTGCTCAGTGTACCGTTACCGCGGAAGGTTATCCCCCCGTTGACCGATCCCATAGGGGCATTGGCATTGGTGGTCTCTGCCGAAGCATTTCCAAACCAGTACACCGTGGATGCAGTTGCCTGACTGAACTCCACCTGCACTGAGGAGGCGTCCAGAATCAGGTCAATAGCATCCTCCAGGCTGAAGGAATTGCTGCTGTCCTCAACAAAGTTCACCGATACCGACCAGCTACGGGCACCCCTCACGTGGGCTTCCCAATTGCCCTCGTCAACATCATCATGTGACGTTGCATGAGGAATGATCTCCTGATTCAGTGTCAACGTACAATCAGTAGCATCTGCCACCTTTACCCCCGCCACATAAACGGCGAAGTCCTTTCCATGTAATTTAGCCATTTTTCTCTGCGATTATGTGTTTAAAAATCAACTCTTTCTTATAAATCGTACTATCAGTTGTTTCCTCATCAAACGACTCCACGCTGGACAGCTCAACATATATATTATCAAAATCACTCATTGTCATCAGCGTCTCAGCCACCACCAGTTGTACCACCTCATCAGAGATGTCCTCTGCTGTGTCCCTCTCATCGTCCATGCGTAATTTATACTGAATATAAATTTCCTGTTGCACATCCATGATGTATGTATCATGTGTTGACCGGTCCTCCATTGTTGTCAGGCCGATAAAGATGGCCGTATCATCAATCGGCTTATACCATTTGTACACAGGGATAGTGGTATGGTTCACCACGACCGCCCCTTGTAAAAGATCGTAGTAAGCATTATGTAGCTGACGTGTCGGGTCTTTCATGCTCTGGTCTCCATTATAATCCTGCGTACATTGACAAAGAACCTGTTCTTATATTTGCTCACTGCCGGCTCAAAGAACGGTTGCGCCCGTGTGCCGAACGCCGTGATCTTTTTTGCGATGATCGTTGCCACGGCCCACATATGCCCACCCCTTAGCTTCAGCTTACGCCGCACCCATCCGACCAGCTCTTTAGCTGTTGTCGGCGTTGGTCCCCGGCCCTGCTCAACATCTACAGAGTATTTGCGGGAGGACCATACCAGGGATGTGAGCTGCCCTACCATCATCTGTATGCCCTGACGTAGACCGCCGGTATCAGAAGGTGCCAGCTCGGAAGCCTCCTTGTGAATCTTTGTCGCTGTGCTGGCTACCTCCCGCTGCAACTTATCATGGACAGTCTTACTGTAGCGGAACATATCCCGCCGAAACTCATCCATACCTGATACTGACATATTAAACTTCATACTCCCTGTATGGCTCGATAAGTAACCTTGCCTCATTGATCAGCATAATATCCCCCGTGCTGCCCGCCCCACTGCGATGTTCAAAATCGTACTTCAACTGCGTAAGGATTGAATGTTTGACAGCCCTGGGTAGCGTAAACCCGCCGGTAGCCTTATACCCGGATTTATAGGTGATTTTGACATACTCGCCTGTGGAATAGTTCTCCGCGCGTATCCATTTATGAAACCCCCCCAGCAGGACAAACTCAGTCCCCTCGGTCCAGGTGGTTTTCAGTTCATTATCCTCATCATAGACCTCAATCGAAGTGATCGAATTAACCGGAGGGAACGGCAGGGTAAACCGTGTGCGGATCGTATCAGTGATCATCACCATTGTTTTCTCAGCAAAGTTGCGGCCACAATACTGCTCCAACCGAAAGCGGGTGGACTGCGCCAGGTTAGAGATCATCTGATGGGTCTGTGAATCCTCTCCCTTATAACCCACATAGGCGATCATCTCATCCAAAGTCATCGGTTCGGTTGTCGCTTCGGTCAATATGTATACGTCCCTCATTTCCGGTATTTTTTACCCTTCTCCTGTTTAGTCTGGTAAATCACCTTCTCCTCTTTGTACTCAACCACGTTCCCGTTGTTCAACTCCGATTTGCCCCTTCGCTCATTCAGATCAATAATCGTCCCCGGACGATAGCTGTTGAACTGCCTTACAACTTTATACAACATACGGCTTTTGTTTGATAGTTTCAAAAAATTTCTCCAACCCCTCCAACTCTGACAACCCTTTCTCGGTCATTTCCTTTGCGCGCTTGCGGCCCAGAGCAGATACTTTCTTGTAGTACTCCTCATCATCCAGGCTGCGTACAAGCCGCTCCCACTCATCTGGATCATCCCATTTCTTAGCGAACACCCCGGCATAATCCAATGATGCTTTCAGCCCCGGGGTGGAGGAAGCGATAACGGGTATGCCCGATGCACAGGCTTCGATAGCCACCCGCCCGTAGCTCTCATAAGAGGAT